TACGGACAGCGATACGGTTAGCCTCAATAACGAGACGTTGATAACGAGTAATCTATATATCTTAGAAATATACCGACTGGGAGCCAGGAGTGAATGCCTGACCAAGACCCTGAAGGATAATACAATGATAATAAAGATTGGCGCCGAATATGTTATCGACTACACCATAACGTGTCAGCAAACCGACCCGAGGACTGAAGTCATTCGGACCGATAGTGCGCTGCACCATTACGGGGATGTAAGGACAATAGATAATTCCGGTGTCATAAAACTCACTGCCTTTAAATCCGAGCAGTGCGTACTCCAAACGTGTAGAACGCGTAGTATTTCCGACGGTAGGGAAGCCACCAGGGCCACCGACATTACCGCTGAAGTTACCACCGAACGAAGCCTCATATTGAGCTTCAGTACGGGTATCACGATACACTTGGAAACGACCTGCAAGAGATCCGACTTTAGCAACACCGACAGGCTGAGTATTAACATTACCCTGAACAGTAACCCACTGGAATTCTGGCAACATTTCGAGGATTGCGCACACACGAGGAGTGGCAACTACGAAGTTAGCAGAACCGCGACGATTACGGACAGCGATACGGTTAGCCTCAATAACGAGACGTTGATAGAAGTCGCGATTACGCTCAACGATCCATCGACCATCGGCGGAAGCAGGAGACCAGACGCTAAATCCGTGACCGTAGCCAGCGTTTAGAGCAGTCTGAATCATACGAATAATCATTTCACGGTCGATTTCGGCCTGCAACTCATAACTCATAGCGTTAGTGAGTTCGGTATCGATATCGATTCCGTTCATGTTCTTCAAGTCCTGTTCGAGCTCGACAGACCAACGGGCTGCGAGACGACGCGTACCAGCTTCAACAGCAGTCTTTTCGAAACTGACCACGACCTGAGGGATATTGGAGCTCAACTCGAACTGGCCGAGGAGGGCTGCAACACCGGTATCTTGATCAAGGACCGTGAAGTAGGAATTACCCGACAGAGCAGAACTGGAAGCACCAGTAAAGCGTGTATCGAGGTATTGATATCCCAATTCAGGACCACCCGAAAGAGCTGCACCGAGGTTATTATAGTACTGGGTACTACCGCTAGAATCAACGGAAGCGCCAGGAGCATCATAACCGAGGTTAGTAGGCTCGTATTTATAGCGAAGTGCAAAAGCCAGACCAACTGGACCCGACATGGGCTGCACACCAACGATTTCGTTAGTGATCAACTCAGGGAAGGTACGGCGGATCATGGGGATGAGGATCTTAGGAAGACGAGCATCACCAGGAGCATAAGCGTTATCATTCTGGGAAGGGAACTGATTACCATAAGCGCCGTCATTAACGGAACCTGTGTTAAACGCGGAACCCAATCCACCTGAAACGTTAGCTGCCTCAAAACAGTATTGCTCTTGGTTCTCAAGAAGAATAGCTGTATTCAGGCGTGTGTTATCATCTTCGATAGGGCGAACGTTGTCGCTAGTGTAATTCAATACTGGATCCCACTTTTCGAGCAACTGTTTAGCCCTATTCTCATTAATATAACTTTGACTTGGACGAATTTTTTTCATATTTTATTTAATTTATTTTTTTCCTTTTTTGTCGACCTATACACAGATGAGTCTCCTCATTTGTGATTAACTATTCAGGATTTTCCTCAACAGAAATCGTTTTGAAGTGGGTCTTACCACTTCGCGAGTGTATCTAGATAGTAACTAGTGGAGTCATTACTTCCCTTAGTCACAGCTGTTTTTGTACTTTCCTCTATAACTGCGCGATCAATATTAGCAGTAACTGCTTCATTGAGCGCGGCAGACTTAATGTTCTCCATCTGTTCTTTTTCAGATTTATTGAACAAATTCAATGTGTAGTTAAAATTCTCAGTAATAAACTTAGCAGACTTATCACCAAGCAACTTACGCATATGGTCGCGTTTAGCAGGTTCTAGCGAAGAAATCTTCTGCTCTAGAACTAAGCTGCTCTTAGCTTTCTCCAATTCTTTCTCTAACAAAGCTGCTTTAGCTTCTGCAGCCTTCTGAGCCTTAGTAGACTCAGTGATTTGCTTTTTACCGTCAACGATAGCTTCGCGTACGCTTTCAGTAGCAAGAGCCTGATCAACCGCTAAGAGATTACGCATTTCTGCGATAAGACTCTGGGCGCGTTTATTAACTACAGCTTCTTGAATCTGCTTAGCAGGAATCTTTTCATCAATGTAGGATTCGAGATAACAGGAAATTTGATCGACTAAATTGTTTTTAAAAGAACCAGCTTCTTTCTTAATAGCGGTTTCGTATTTCTCTACGATCTTTTTAAGCTTCTTGCTATGGTTAACATCGATCTGCTTAACCAAAGTATGCATCTTACTAGTGTGATCCTTATCTAAGGCTTCAACTAGCTTTTCTAGCTTAGCGCTATAATCGGCATCTTGAGCTACCAAAGCGGATTCAACGTGAAGCTTAACTTTATC